TCAAATGTTTACCGATGCCCTATACCGTGAGCTTGGTGTAGAGCCGTATCAAAAACACATTAATGAATGGGCACCAGAGCTTATTGAGATGCCATTTCTAAAAGATAATAAGGTTTATATTTTTCACGGGGAAGATGCTAAAAGACTTCTAGATAGAGATGTAGTCCATCTATATTGGGGAGACGACAGAGACGATGGATGGATTGCTTGGAAAAAAGATCCTAGAGTAAATGAATCCTATCCTAACGGATTTAATCCTCACGATTGGGAAAAGTAATGTCTACTATTGGAGTATTGCCAGCGTCAGGAAAAGCTTCTAGAATTGGAGGCATCCCTAAATTTTGTTTGCCTATATCAGATGAAAGATCTCTTTTGCAGTGGCACGTAGAGCAGATGCTTGAAGTGTGTGATGAGGTTAGAGTTTCTACAAGAGCTGAGTGGGTTCCAATTATCCAAAATATGGATATGAATATTAAACTAATTGTTCGTGAGCCATCAACAATGTCAGACGCAGTAAAGTTTATGGTAGGAGAGTATAACGATACTGTTTTAATTGGTATGCCAGATACATATATATTAAATTCTCCTGGAAATATATATAAGCCTTTATTTAAAGATAATAATGCAGACCTTGTTCTGGGAATTTGGGAATGCGGAGAATCTATAAAGGGCCGTGTTGGTCAAGTCTTGGTTTCTAATGATAAAGTAATTGAGTCAGAAGATAAGGTAGACAATTGTGATTACCCAGATATGTGGGGCACTATGCTATTCCGAAAGAATATGATAAGATACATAGATACATCATTAGATCATCCAGGAAAACAATTAAAAGAATGGATTGCTAAAGGTGCTAACATTAAGGCGGTAAGACCAGGCGGACAATATATGGATATTGGAACGCTAAGAGGACTTAAACAGTTATATAAGGAGATGGAATAATGGGATTTACATCATATCCAAATAAAGAAAACGGGTATCAAATGTGGGTTACAGATTTACAGTTAATGGCAACAGATGCACCATCTGGAAATAAGATAATTGTAGAGTGTCTTGAAATAGCACAGATGTTGATTGAAAAGAATATATCCTACGGAGACTCAGCTTTGACCCCAATTCGTATATTTTCTCAGGCGGACAATCAAGAGCAAATTAAAATTCGTATTGATGATAAGATTAATAGAATAAAGAATGGCTCAGGCTTTGCAGGAGATAATGATATTGACGATATGATTGGTTATTTAATCTTACTTAAAATTGCTAAGAAACTTGCTATTTCAGTCGACTAGAAGTATAATGATGTTATATGGAAATCGAATTAACTGATCATTATGATCGAATGAACAGAGTAGTTGAAGAACTACTCAAGGGCAATAACCCTACCCAGATATCCACCCTAACAGGCTTTAAGAGAGCAGAAGTTGTTGAGTATATAGAAGAGTGGAAGAGTGTCGTTCACAATGACACAGCGGCCCGTGAGAGGGCTAAGGAAGCCATCTCAGGAGCTGATCAACACTACGCTATGCTTATCAAAGAGGCTTGGAAAACAGTGGAAGATGCAGATCAGGCTGGTCAGTTAAGCGTTAAATCTGGAGCATTAAAACTAATTGCAGATATTGAAGGCAAAAGAATAGGTATGCTTCAAGAGATAGGCTTGCTTGACAATGCTGAACTTGCTACACAAATTGCTGACACAGAACGCAAGCAAGATATCCTAGTAAAGATTTTAAAAGAAGTTACTGCAAGCTGTCCAAAATGTAAGATGGAAGTTGCTAAAAGACTATCTCAGATTACAGGAATCGTAGAGCCAATAGAGATAGTTGAGGAAGTTAGTGGACCTTAATTTTGATGATCTTATTGACATACTGGATGGCGAAGAGTTTGATGAGCGTCCAGTTGATCTACGCACATTTGTTCAAAGCCCAGACTATCTAGGACTACCACCTCTATCTGAATATCAGTATACTCTTATTGAAAAAAGTTCCCAGATTTATAAAGAGTCAACACTCGTTAAGCTGTTTGGCGAAGACGAAGGTGTTAGAATGTTTAAGCAAACCGCTAATGAAGTTGTTGCTCAATTAGGTAAAGGTTCTGGAAAAGACTACTGTTCTACAATATCAGTAGCGTACATAGTGTACTTATTGTTGTGCCTCAAAGATCCAGCAACATACTACGGTAAGCCTCCTGGAGACTCAATTGATATTATTAATATTGCTATTAACTCTCAACAGGCTAACAATGTTTTCTTTAAAGGATTTAAAACACGAATAGATAAGTCGCCATGGTTTACTGGAAAGTATGAACCAAAGGCTTCTGAAATGAAGTTTGATAAGGCTATAACAGTACACTCAGGTCACTCAGAACGTGAGGCCTGGGAAGGGTATAACGTTATCGTAATCATTCTTGACGAAATCTCAGGCTTTGCCACGGAGAATACGACTGGACATGAGCAGGCTAAAACTGGTGGAGCTATTTATGATATGTATAGGGCATCAGTAGACTCACGTTTCCCAGACTTTGGCAAGGTTATTCTTCTGTCATTTCCTAGATACAAGAACGACTATATACAGCAAAGATACGATGATGTTGTGGCGGAAAAAGAAGTTGTAATTAGAACTCATCACTTTAAGCTAGATGAAGATCTTCCAGATGGAACGGAAGGCAATGAGTTTGATATTGAGTGGGAAGAAGATCATATTGTTTCATACAAGTATCCTAAAATGTACGCTCTTAAAAGACCTACGTGGGAAGTAAATCCAGTAAGAAAGATTGAAGACTTCAAGGTTGCGTTCTATAAGAATGCCCCAGATGCCCTAGGAAGATTTGCCTGCATGCCATCAGAAGCAGTAGATGCATTCTTTAAGTCAAGAGAAAAGATTGAAAAAGCATTTAGCAATATGGCTGTTGCAGTAGACAGCTTTGGAAGATTTGAAGATTGGTTTGCACCAGATCCAGATAAAGAATATTTTATACACGTTGACCTTGCACAAAAGCATGACCATTGTGCTGTGGCAATGGCACATGTAAAGAAATGGGTTAATGTTAAGGTAACAGATACATATTCTCAGCCAGCACCTATTGTTGAGGTAGATGTTGTAAGATACTGGACTCCAACTCCAGATAAGTCTGTAGACTTTACAGAAGTTAAGGATTATATTTTGTCCCTTAGATCTAAGGGATTTAAGGTCAGGGTGTGCACATTCGATAGATGGAACTCTCACGACATGATGCAGCAATTAAAGCAATATGGAATTAATACAGAAACGTTATCTGTTGCTAAAAAGCATTATGATGATATGGCTATGGTTGTAGCAGAAGATAGACTTGATGGACCGCATATTCCCTTGTTGATAGATGAATTACTTCAACTTAAAATTATGAGAGATAAAGTTGACCACCCTAGAAAAGGATCTAAAGACTTAGCAGATGCTGTTTGTGGATCTATATTTAATGCTATAAGCAGAAGCAGGCCACAGAACAATGATGAAATAGATATTCACACCTATAGTTCTTTAAAGTGGGATAGGGAAGAAGAGGAAGACACAATTGTAACAAACATGATAAGGCCTCCAAGAATGCCGAAGGACTTGTCAGATGTATTAGACGGAATGGAAATAGTATGAGTATATATCAAGAAAAAGCTAAAGAGTGTAAATGTTGTGGAAAGCATGTGCCACTTCCAACAGTTTTAAAAGAATATAATGGAGTGTCAGTGTGCCCAACAACATTTGCCAATGTAATAGAATATAAAAGAATGTGGAAGTCTTTGGGCAAAAGACCGTCTGGAAGTATAAGAAAACATTTTTCTGATTATGTTCAACAACTAGTAGAAGAAACCATTGACAAAAATGAAGATGGCACGTTACAATAGATCAACTGGCACCAGTAGCCAAGTTGGTCAAGGCCCCGAACTCATAATTCGGCTATCGTAGGTTCAAGTCCTACCTGGTGTACTAAGGAGATATTATGGATGAAGATGAATATGATGACAGCGATTCAAAGCTGGCATACTATCTGGAAATAGGGGCAGTGTCCTTAGAGGGCATGGACGAAAACGGCGAGATGATATTTTCTATAAGCGAAACAGCAAAAGAAATAGCACCAGAGCTTTGGCAGTCACACATAGAATATGTTGATAAGTCTCTTATGGAGTTGTATGAGGCTGGACTAGTTGAAGTCGAGTATGATGAAAACCTAGAAGCAACACTCCACTTGAGTCCAGAAGGACAAAGAATAGCTAGGGAAAAGGGTTTAATTGAATTAGACATTGCAGATATTCCAAACGACTAGAATATGATATAATATATTTAGGTCGCCGTAAGGGGCCTAAACAAATTAACTTATTCGCTTGAAGGAGGAATAAAATGGTAACAACATATACATGGGATCTTTTTAAGGATCCTTTTTTTATTGGATTTGATAGAGCTTTAGATACATGGAGTCACGCTCAAACAGTATCAAGTGCAACTAACTATCCCCCATATAACGTAATCAAAGTAGACGAAGACAACTTTGTTGTCGAACTAGCTGTCGCTGGATTTGCTAAGACAGATATTGATGTATCAACAGCAGACGGCAAGCTCACTGTAAAGGGAGAATTAAACACAGAGGATAGCGATTCAAAGTTTATCCACCGTGGAATTGCTGCCCGTAAATTTACTCGTGAGTGGGCTCTTGGTGAATATATGGAAGTAAAGGCAGCGGAACTAAAAGATGGAATGCTTAAGATTGATATTGTACGCATTCTGCCAGAAGAGAAGAAGCCAAAGACCATCAAGATCAAATAAATAGTATAATATAAATCTGCACCCCGTCACTGGGGAGTCGCAGATTATATGCGGGCCGCTACCCGCAGGATGGACCTGAGCAAGTCCTCAAACTGCTCTTTATAATTTAAGGAGAATCATGTTCGAGTATTATGTTAAAAAGGTTACAAAGATCGTAGACGGTGACACAATCGATGTAGAAATCGATCTTGGATTTGATATCTCATTTAGCTCAAGAGTAAGACTTGCTGGTATCGATACACCAGAAAGCAGAACAACAGATAAGATGGAAAAGGCGTTAGGTTTAGAGGCAAAGGCTTACCTGAAAAAACAAATTGAATCTGCAAAAACTGTTGTTATTAAAACAGAAAAAATGGATTCATCAGAAAAGTACGGAAGAATCTTAGGATGGCTATTCCTTGACGGATCAAATGTTTCTATGAATGAGCAAATGATTGCAGACGGACATGCCTGGGGATACTTGGGAGATACTAAGGTTAAAGATTTTAACGCCTTAGCAGAGAAGAGAAAAAAGAACGGTAAGTAATGCCTGTATATGAATATAAGTGTTCACATGATGATGCACACGCAACAAT